AACCACATGGGTTTCAATCACAGGGGCATAAATTGGGCTTAGACAGCGATATTCACAGCGCAGACAACCATTTGCACGTTGAATTTTACGTTTACGACAAAGAACCGTATAAAGAAAAGCCATTTGTTAGAATTATAGTACCTGGCGATAAGACGAACATTGTTGAACAACCCGTTCGGGAAGATCATAAAAAGCGTTTTCCTCGCCAATGGTTACACTTTCAGATGCAAAACAATAACGCAGAAGTTATTGGTGTGCCTTTGAAACAATGGGTACAAGACGATCCTGATAACTTTAACGATATGCAGATGGCAGAATTGCAAATCTTTAAGTTTCAGACCGTTGAGCAAGTTGCTACAGCTACCGATAGCCAATTGCAAAGAGTTGGCATGGGTGCAACGGGCTTGCGAGAGTTAGCAAGGCGTTATTTAGCAGTTAAAAACCAATCTTCTAGTCAGACTGAGATTGAAAACACTAAGCAAGAGCTTGCTCAAATGAAGGAGCAAATGGCGGCTTTGATGGCTCAGTTGGCAGACAAAAAGGTTGGGAGGCCAAAAAAAGAGGAATAAATGTCATCAACGATGCTACAGCTAGTCACCCAAGTTACCAATGAATTGGGTGTATCCACGCCAACTACTGTGGCATCGAATACAAACCAAGATGTAATTCAAATCTTGGCGTTGATGAACGCTGCTGGCTATGAGTTCTTGCGGAAGCACGATTGGCGGGAATTAACAAAGCAGCACACATTTACCACGGTTTTTACCCAAACAACGGGTGATGTAACCGAAAATACATACACGATTACCAATATTCCATCGACTGCTGGGCTTGATACAACTTATCAGGTTGTAGGCAACGGCATTTCAAATGCTGCCTACATTGAGTCGGTTGATTCAGCCACACAAGTCACGGTTAATTTGCCCTCTACAGGGACGTATACAGGTACTTCAATTACTTTTGAAAAAGTGAAGTATGACTTGCCCTCAGATTACGAATCCACAGTTCCTCGCACCCATTGGGATAAGTCAAAGCATTGGGAGATGCTAGGGCCAGAAAGCCCACAGCAATGGGAATGGTTGCTCTCAGGCTTTATCGCTACAGGCCCACGGATTCGTTGGCGCTTGTTGGGCAAATACTTCCAAATTTGGCCTGGCGTTTCTACAAATGAGCTTTTGGGCTACGAATACAGATCAAAAGGTTGGGCATTATCTTCTACAAATGTAGTAAAGAATTCTTTTACTGCTGACACGGATACTTGCATTTACCCTGATCGACTAATGGTATTGGCTACAAAGCTGAAGTATTTTGAGGCTAAAGGCTTTGATACCACGGCGATGTATCGCAACTATATTGAAGAATTTGAGATTGTTCGGGCGCAGGATATGTCGGCGGCTAACTTGTCGTTTGCACCACGCCCAGGCACAGTCTTGATTGGATACGACAACATCCCTGATACTGGCTACGGGACAAACTAATGGCAAGCCGATTGATTCAAGGCCAAGCGGCTCGGGTTCAGTCACTTCCCTCACCCATTGGTGGTTGGAACGTGCGGGACTCCATTGCAAACATGGATGTGCTTGATGCGGTTCAATTAACCAATTTGTTTCCCACGGTCAACAATGTAGTGTTGCGTGGTGGCTATACAAAATACTCAACGGGTATTACAGGTCAAGTTCAAACGCTTATGTCGTACTCAAGCGGTGCAACTGACGAACTGTTTGCCATTGCGGGAACGTCAATTTATGACTGTACGGCGGGCGGTGCGGTAGGCGCAGCTGTAAAAACAGGCTTGACCAACGCTCAATGGGAATATGTCAACGTCACAACTCCCGCTGGTGGCTACATTATGGCAGTCAATGGCGTGGATGCGCCATTACTGTACAACGGATCGGTTTGGACAAACCCAACGATTACGGGCGTGACTGCAAGCACATTTAGCAATATCACCACATTTAAAAACCAAGTATGGTTTACGCAAGCCTCGACATTAAAAGCGTGGTATCTAGGTACATTAAGCGTTGCAGGCGCAGCGAATTATATTGATCTTAGTTCGGTTGCCCAGCTTGGCGGTTATCTTGTGTCGGTTGGGACATGGACGCTAGACGCAGGCTACGGTGTGGACGATAACCTAGTGTTTATAACGTCCAATGGCGAGGTTATTGTCTACGCAGGTACTGATCCATCAAATTCTGAGAAATGGGCGCTAGTGGGCGTTTGGAGGCTTGGTAAGCCCGTTGGCAAGCGATGCCTGTTGAAATACGGCGGTGACATACTTGTTTTGACTTATAACGGTCTTTATCCGCTTGCCGCAAGCCTTCAATCATCTAGGCTTGACCCACGGGTTGCGTTATCGGACAAGATTCAGGGCGCATTTACTGCCGCAACGCAACAATATGGCGGTAATTTCGGGTGGGATATTAGCTTTGACCCCCAACACAACGCTTTGACGGTCAATGTGCCTGTTGCGGAAGGGCAACAACAGCAATATGTAATGAATAACATTACAAAAGCGTGGTGCAACTTTACTGGTCAATACGCTAACTGTTGGGTGATTTTTAACAATGAACCGTATTGGGGTGGCAATGGATTTGTTGCCCATGCGTGGGATGATAATTACGCCGATGATACAAGCGACATAAACGGCTATGCGTTGCAAGCGTTTAATTATTTTGATGCCCGTGGGTACAAAAAGTATTTCACCCGTGCCAGACCGTCAATTTTTACAAACGGTACACCGTCGATATTTGTCGGGCTGAACATGGATTTTGATTTAGCAGACACAACGGCGGCGCTAAGTTTTAGCCCCCAAGTCAATGCCAAGTGGGACACAGCGTTGTGGGATGTGGCGTATTGGGCTACGGACACGGTTATTACAAACAATTGGCAGGGCGTGACTGGCATTGGATATTGCGCTGGCACACAGTTTAAGACTGCAAGTCAAGGAACGACAATTCTATGGGCATCAACGGACATTGTGTACCAACAAGGTTGGGCTGGCATATAGTCCAAGGCGCTGAAGTTGGTGCTTGGGTTGCGGATCGAATTGCAGGTGAGTTTTACTCAGAAACAAGTAGCGCCATTGGGCTTGAGAAAAATGGCGTGATAGTAGCAGGCGTAATTTACGAAAATTGGAATCGGGCATCAATTTTTTGTCACATTGCAATTGAAGCAAGACTGACAAAAGCGTATTTAAAAGCGATTTTTGACTATCCGTTTAATGTTTGTAATGTTAAGAAAATTATTGTTCCAGTGGTATCTAACCACGTTAAAAGTATAAAATTAGTAACAAATATGGGTTTTACCGAGGAAGCTCGAATCGTTGACGGTTCGCAAGACGGTGACATTATATTTTTGACAATGACAAAAGAAAATTGTCGATTTTTAGGGGTTCGTTATGGGTAAGTCAGTTAGTACGCCACCAGTGCCAGATTATGTCGGCGCAGCCAAACAGCAAGGGATTGATAACCTTACTGCGGCTCGGCAATCCAATGTTATGTCGAACCCCAATATGTATACGCCGTTTGGCAATCAGACTGTCACTTATTCAAACCCAACTTTTGACCAAGCCTCTTATGATGCGGCGTTGGCTAAATACAACGCTGGCAATGTAGACCGTAATCAGTATTATCAGACAGGCGGTGGTTCTGGTGATGCTGGCACAGGTTATACATATTTTGACCAAGCAGGCTACGATGCCGCACAAGCAAAACGAGGTGCTGCGCCAACCCGTGAAGGTTTTATGACGGGCGGCGGTCAGCCAACTGTTACCCAAACGCTGACCCCACAAGCGCAGCAGACGCTAGAATCGCAGCAACGTGTCCAAACCGCTTTGGCAAACCTTGGCGAAGTCGGCATTGCTAATGCTTACGACACGCTATCTAAACCCTTTGTCCCAACCTCAACGGATATTAAAAAAGATTTTGGCGGGTATGGTGCTGTACCGTTAGCCGATCAATACGGATTAGCTCAAGCAAAAACCGCTGCTGATACTTATGGGTTAGCGCAAAGAGAAATAGATACAAGCGGTTTAACGCAAATGCCTACTAATTCAGGCATCAATGCTCAACAAGCTATTTTGGCAAGACTTGACCCGACCATTCAGGCTGGTGACGTATCATTTAAGCAAGCATTGGCAAACCAAGGTTTAGCACCTGGGACAGCTGCCTACGATGCGGCGTACAGAAACCGTCAAATGGGCATTAACGACTTGTATAGCCAAGCTGCGCTACAAGGCATTAACATTGACATGGCAGCTCGTCAGCAAGGATTAAACGAACAACTGTCAAAAGCTGGTTTGTATAACACGGCAGTTGGTCAAAACTTTGGTCAAGGCGTAACGGCGGATCAATTAAGAAATGCTGCAATTGGTCAAAATTTTGGCCAAGGGATGACGAGTCAAGGTACGCAATTTAGCCAAGGGCTTAACAAAGCTCAGTTTCAGAATACCGCACAGCAACAACAGTTAGCGCAAGACTTTGCATTACGCTCGCAGCCGATCAACGAAATTATTGGGCTTATGGGCGGCTCACAGATTCAATTGCCGCAATTCCAAGGCTATCAGGGTACATCTGTCGCACCAGCGCCAACCTTTGCGGGCACGCAAGCGCAATATCAAGGTCAGCTAGGTGCTGCAAACGCTCAAAATGCTGCAAACGCACAAGGGATGCAAGGATTGTTTGGGTTAGGTGCGGCAGGCTTGATGGCTCCAGCGGGGACATTTAAAGGTCTGTTTGGTTAATTATAGGATAATTTAAAATGGCTAATCCAATTGCTCAAACAATGAACCCTATGTCTGCAATGATGGGGGGCGATGTTACTCGCCAACAGTACGAGCTTGCACAAAATCAGCGTTATGCGGATATTTTGATGCAACAAGCTCTGCAAGAACAGCCGCAAGGTCAAATGGTGTCTGGTCATTATGTGCCACCAAGCCCTATTCAGGGCATTGCTCAATTGCTTAAAGCGTACATTGGTCGCAGAGCTTCTGACATGATTCCTGAGCAACAATCCAAACTTTCTTCTGCACAAATGCAACAAGTGCAAAATATGTTTGGTGTTGGTGGCGGCACAACTGAACCGCAAGCAAGAGATATGGCTTTAGCGGGTGGCGCAATGCAAGGCGATGTTGGGCCAACAAACACAAACGCATCTCGTATGACAGGCGTACAGACAGGCACAGGCGCTGCAATGCCAATCCCTGCGGGTATGGATCCACGAACAGCAATGATGCAATACATGATTAACCCACAGGCTTATGCTACCGCTTTAGGTACGCACAGCGCACCTGCTGAAATTCAAAAAATTGCAGCAGCGTCTGGGTTTGCACCGGGTTCGCCACAATATCAAGCAATTATGCAAGGCAATGTGGCTAAATCTAATTACATTGCTCCTACAGTTGTTGGAGAGGGCGGTTCACTTGTTCAGCCGGGCGCTAACAGAGCATCATTTATTGCTCCAAAAGGCGGCATACAAATTAACCCAACAACGGGACAATCAAGCGTATTGCCGGGTTACACGCAAGCAACAGGAGCAATTGAGCAATCACAAGCGTATGCCAAAGGCTTAGGTGGCGCACAAACTGCCCCAGCAACAAGATTTGATCCAGAAACAGGTAGAACCGTAGCAACTACACAAGCGGCAAACATGGGATTGCCAACTCAAGGAATGGGTGGCGCACAAGCAAATACACAACCTGTTGTGACGGCTGAAAATCCAGTTGTTGTAAGTGCGGGAACAAAATTAAACGAGCAATGGATTACAGGCGAGCTTGAACCTGCTCGACTTGCAGGTGATGCAGCAAAAAACGCTATGAACAACATTCGAGTGTTAAAAAGTATTGATTTAACAACCGGATTTGGCACTGACGCACAAAAAACCGCTGCAAGTATTTTGGCAACACTTGGAGTTAAAAACGCTGCTAAATTTGCTACAAATGCTCAAGTGTTTGAATCTAAGATTTATGAAAGTCTTGTGGACACTTTAGGTGGTCAAAAAGGTGTTCAAACCAAATCCGACTTTGAGAACATTCAAAAGACTTACGCACAGCTTAAAAACACGCCTCAAGCCAACCAATTCTTGCTTGATGTTGCTGAAGCTAAGGCTATGCAAGATCAGCGTAAGTCTGGTTATTATCAGAAAGCAGCGTCAATGCCTGAATTGCGTAACAATTTGTCTGCCATTACGAACGAATGGGGCAAGATTGCTGGCTCAATGTTTGAAGTGCCGCTTACTGATCGTGCTGGTAACACTTACACATTGGCTCAAAAATACGGTATTCGTTAATGGAAAACCAAGTCAATCCTGCTGTTGCTAATCTATTGCCTGCATTAGACAATCCTAATGTCCGTAGCTTTTTGGACATGATTTCTGCGGCAGAAGGCACTACTAAACACGGCTATAACACGCTGTTTGGTGGCGGCAAGGTTGAATCATTGGTTGACCATCCTAGACAACTATTTGACTTTACTGAAACAACTGGCAGACCAAACAAAACAACGGCAGCAGGTCGTTATCAATTTCTGTCAAATACATGGGATGAGCAAGCAAAGAAGCTAGGGTTGCCTGATTTTGGTGAGCGTAGTCAAGACTTGGCGGCTGTCAATTTACTGCAAGAGCGAGGGATTCTTCCTGACGTATTGCAAGGCAATTGGGAATCTGCGGTAAAGAAGTCTGGGCCAATCTGGGCAAGTTTGCCATCAAGCCCGTACCCACAACCTCGTCAATCAAATGAGTTTGTAATGGGCAAACTTAATCCAAATCGAATGTATGCACAAACAACAACGTCTGATGCGAATCCACCTATGGCTAACCCAAGAAACAATCCGTTTGAAGCGCTAAACGAAGAATTTAGACTTGGCGTTGCGCCTCAAGCACAAACACGACAAGCCAACCCGTTTGAATCATTGAACGCAGAGTTTGCATTAACTCCTGTTCAAGCACAAGCGCAAACGCAACCAGTAAATGCTGCACCTGCACAAATGCCTTTAAGCGATGTTGCATACGGAGCAATAACAAATCTTCCAGCAAGCGCAGGAAAGTATGGCAGAGAGCTATACGAAGCAGTTACAAATCCTATAGCAACTGCAAGCAGTATTTTAGATGTTGGTGCTGGTGCGTTACAAAAATTATTGCCAAAACAAGTAGTTGATTTTGTTAACCAATTTGAATCTAATCCTGAAGCATCGCAACGTGCGGTGCAAGCAGCTAACGCTGTTGGCGGTGAGTACGCTAAAAGATATGGCACTTTAGAAGGCTTCAAAAAAGCTGTAGCAACTGATCCAGTTAGCGTCATGGGCGATATGTCAATTTTGCTAACAGGCGGCGGTTCTGTTGCGGCAAAAGTGCCAGGAATTGCAAAGGTAGGTCAAACAACGGCTCAAATAGGGCGCACAATTGACCCATTAAACATTGCAACAAAAGCGGTTACAAAACCGTTTCAATTAGCTGAAGCGTTAGTTACACCGTCATTAGGTTTGTCAACAGGCGCAGGTGCAGAAGCGATCCGTGAAGCTGCAAAAGCAGGCATGGCAGGTGGCACAAAAGCAGATGCGTTTTTAGAACAAATGCGTGGCAATGCGCCAATTGAAAATGTTGTCAGCACGGCACGAGACGCTGTTGCAGAACTGTATAAAAATCGTTCTGACGCATACACCTCTGGCATGACGGGCGCTACGGGAAGCAAAGCAATATTGGATTTTGCGCCAATTGATGCAGCAGTTTCAAAAGCTGAAAAAATTGGCACATTTAACGGTATTGAAATTCGTGGCAATGCAGCTGCTACTTTAAAAGAAATTGCAGACAAAATTCAAGAATTTAAAGTTGGTGATCCTGCTATTTTTAGAACTGTTGAAGGTTTTGACAAACTAAAACAAGCAATTAGCGACATTCAACAATCACAACCGTATGGTTCGCCAGCTCGAAAAGTGGCGGATGAATTGTATGGCGCTGTCAAAAATGAAATTGTCAAACAAGCGCCTGAGTATGCAAAAGTAATGGGCGATTATGAAAACGCTAGTGCTTTATTAAAAGATATTCAAGGCACATTGTCGTTAAACAAAAACGCTAACGTAGATACATCAGTTCGTAAACTACAGTCTATTTTGCGTAATAATGCAAACACTAACTACGGGCGCAGATTAGATTTAGCTAGAGAATTGGAAGCAACTGGAGTGCCTGGTGCTGATACGTTGTTTCCTCAACTTGCAGGGCAAATGCTCAGTTCAAAAACGCCACGAGGCATCCAAGGCGGTATATTGCCTAGCGCAGCAGGGGGTGCAGCATTTTTGGGTGGATTAACAAATCCAGCAACACTTGCAGCGGTTGGTGCGGGCGCTTTAGCAAGCTCGCCACGTCTTGTCGGTGAGGCAGCATATTACGGCGGTAAAGCAGCAGGAACAACAAAAATGTTGTCTGACGCATTGAAAAATTACACGGGCAAAGTTCCGTTAGACCCCTACACATTGCGTATGCTTGCAACTACATTAGGTCAACAGACTGAGGAACAATAATTATGTCTTTCAACGGCAGCGGTACATTTGTCATTAACTCAACTGGTCAGCCAGTTGTCACAGGCACGATCATCTCATCGTCGGCGTTCAATGCGCTGACTGCTGATTTGGCTACTGGTTTGTCCACTACGATGACCAAAGACGGTCAAACGACAGCGACAGCCAATATTCCAATGGGGTCGTTTAAGTTTACGGGATTGGGCGTTGGCTCGGCTGCAACTGATTCTGCCAACATTTCGCAAGTGCAAAACTCGTTTGGCTCTTTCTTGACGGTATCGGGAACGGACACAATTACGGCTTCGGTTAGCCCGTCATTGACTGCGTATGCGGTTGGTCAATCGTTTAACTTTATTGTGTCGGCTACCAATACGGGTGCTGTCACCATCAACATTAGCTCACTTGGCGCAAAATCTATTGTTAAAAACGGGTCAACGGCATTATCAGCGGGTGATTTAGTTATTAACAGATTATGCCAAATTGTTTATGATGGCACTAACTTTCAACTTATTGGGGCTGGCGGATTATCGTCGGGCAAATCAATAGCTTTCTCAATTATCTTTGGACTATAAATCATGGCTGCTCCTAATATTGTCAATATCGCAACAATGCTTGGCAAAGTAGTAACTGCCGACTTAACAACGACTTCCGCAACATCTGTTTTAAGCAACGCCGCATCAAGTGGCAAAGTGTTTAAAGTCAATTCGCTAGTGGTGGCTAATATTGATACTGCAAACGCAGTCAATGTCACGGTTAACCATTACTCTGCTGCGGCGCTTGGCGGGACTGCCACGCCTATTGCATCGACTATTTCTGTCCCCCCTAATTCAAGTTTAATTGTGATTGATAAAACAACCATGATTTATCTTGAAGAAAATATGTCTATTGGTGCAACGGCTGGCACATCAAGCAAGTTAAAAGTCGTTTGTTCTTATGAGGACATTTCGTAATGGCTCTAGGAAATCAAGGTCAAATAGGCCCATACCGTGCGCCTACAAACGGGATGTTGCGGTTATCGACATTGCAACAAAACAAATCAGCACCGTACAGCGTTAATTATCTTGTAGTAGCAGGCGGTGGTGGCGGTGGTTCAAATGGTGGCGGTGGCGGCGGTGGTGGCGGTTTGCTTGCCTATACTGATTCTGTAGTAATAGGTGGAACAGCATATACCGTTACGATAGGCGCTGGTGGTGCGGGTTTCACAGGCTCTGGCAACGGTTCTAATGGTAACAATTCTGTATTTGGCTCATTTACGGCAATAGGTGGCGGTGGTGGCGGTGGTAATGTAAACGCTGGTAATGTTGGTGGTTGCGGCGGTGGTGGCGCACATACTGCTGGAAACAATTATGCAGGTGGTGCTGGTACTTTTGCACAAGGATATGCTGGTGGAAATGGGTCAACACCTAACGCTGGAGGTGGAGGCGGTACAGCCGCAGTAGGAACTGCCCCAAACGGGGGCGCAGGAGCTTCAAGCTCTATTAGTGGAACAGCGGCTAATTATGGCGGTGGTGGTGGTGGAAACGCAGGTGGTACTGGTGGCGCAGGAGGTGGTGGCGCTCAAGGGGTGAATGGGACAGTAAACACAGGCGGTGGTGGTGGCGCAAATACTGGTGTATCTGTAGGGTCAGGCGGTAGCGGCGTAGTCATTATTTCTTACGCAGGCGTACAACGTGCTACAGGCGGCACAGTTACATCATCTGGCGGTAATACGATTCACACGTTTACATCTTCAGGGACGTTTACAGCATGAGTTATTTTGCAAGAGTACCCACACTTATAGACGGTAAAGGCATTGTTGATTATGTTATTGCCGCTGACCAAGAATTTATTGATTCAGGCGCAGAAGGTGATGCAAGTCTGTGGTGGCAAACCTCTTACAACACGCATGGAAATGTTCACTACGGTCAAGACGGTCAACCAGATGGCGGCGTAGCTTTGCGTTCAAATTATGCCGGAATTGGCTACACACTTGACACAACGGTTGTACAAAATGGTGTGATTGGTGTGTTTTATGCGCCTCAACCTTACCCCTCGTGGGTTCTTGATACCCAAACTTATTATTGGGAAGCGCCTGTGCCGTATCCTACCGACGGTGGAGATTACGTTTGGGATGAAGCTACTCAATCATGGGTGCTTGCACCAACTGAGACATAATCATGGAATGGCAAAATCTTATTAACGTAGGCGGCGGCTTATTACTAACAATAGGTGGTTGGTTTTGCCGCCAGTTATGGGATTCTGTCAAAGAACTTAAAGCTGACATTGCTGACTTGCGTTTGCACGTTAGCGAAAGTTACGTCAAAAAGTCTGAAATTGAAACGCTAAGGATGGAAATGGATAAGCGTTTTGACCGCATAGAATTATTGTTAGACCGTTTGTACGAAAAACTTGATTCTAAGGTAGACAAATGAAATTAGTTGACAATGCGAAAGACTGGTCTAAATGGTGGTCTGTTAGGCTTTCTATTATTGGCGGTGGTTTGCTAACTTTTTTGGAGATGTATCCCAATGCTGTCGGAACTGTTATCCAAGCTATTCCAGCGGAACTTAGAGCAAGCATCCCCTCCGACATCTTCCGGATCGTTGGAATCGTCTGCGTCATTGCCAGTCCAGTCGCAAGAGTTATCAAGCAATCCAAACTGGATAACAACGCTGACAAAGCAACTTAGAAGCGACGAGGGCGAAGTTTTAAGCGCATATCAAGACCATTTAGGGTATTGGACAATCGGCGTAGGTAGGCTTATAGACAAGCGCAGAGGCGGTTGTATAAGCAAAGAAGAATCTACCTATCTTTTGACCAACGACATAAACAGATGCGTCAAAGATATTGCCGCAGCATTGCCGTGGTTTGAAGCCCTTAACGATGCTCGCAAGGGGGTGCTTATCAATATGTCGTTTCAGCTCGGTGTAGCGGGTTTAATGCAGTTTAAAACCATGCTAGGATACATTGAAGCGGGGAAGTATAGCGAAGCCGCTGATAGTATGTATCAATCGTTATGGGCAAAGCAAACACCTGAACGATGCAACCGCATGGCGCAACAAATGAGGTCAGGGCAATGGCAATTTGGCTAAAATTTAAAGTGTATATTTTGTCTATTGGCGCAGCTTTGGCGGCTATTTTTGGTGTTTATTTATATGGGCGCAAAACTGGCACATACAAAGAAATGGAACGCCAGGCTGAAGCAGACCGCAAACAATCAAGGGAAATAGAAAATGCAGCGGATAACGCTAGGGATATTGATGCTGACCCTCTTGAGCGGTTGCGTAAGCACAAGAAGCTCAGAGACTTATAGATCAGTGTGTAGGGAGCTAGAGCGAGACTTGCCAACATATTCGGCTAAAGACACACAAGAAACCCTGCAAACTGGCGCAAGGTTTCTTGATGTGTTTGCTGCGGTTTGTACTAAAAACAAGTAGTGTTGCAGTTGTTGCCGTAACAGCAAGTTGTGCAAGTCACCATACGCCCACCTGACATATAAGTGTGCGTTGTGCAAGCTGCATAAGCTGCGGTAGCTGACATTGCCAGCACAATTCCAATCAGATACTTTTTCATGTTTTATCCTTAATTAAGTAATAACGAGCAAAACGAACTTCACCTTCATCAATCATCTTGGTCACTATGTTGTGGCCTCGTTGCTTGAGTTTAAAAATAATATCGGCAAGCCGTGTTACACGGTAAAGCATAATGGCTTCCCAGCTAGTAATAGGGTTTTTTGTAAGATGCGTCAATACCTGGTCAGTTTTAGTCATTTTGTGATCCAATGCAAAAGTGGCAAGAAACCAAAAACAGCAAACAACACAAGTGCGCCAAGCACCCAACCTTCTAGCGGGATGCGTTGGTCGGCATTGGTATAACGTGAGTATCTTTTCATTTGGCGTGGTGTCCGTAATGTCCAGTTTGGATGCGAATAGTCTGCTTGTTTGCCCCAATTCATAGCCACCCCCCAATTTCTGCTTCAAGTTCTTCAACCAATTCTTTGTACTTTGCTTCTTTGCGATTTTTCACAAGAATCATCACAATGTTGTACAAAGCGTCACCACCCTCAATGCGCTCAAACCAGTCAAGCCAGTGAATACCGTCTTGGTCAATGCCGCTGTGTTCAATCACATCCATTACTTCGTCAGCGGTTTGTGTGTTTAAGTTGAAACGTTCGTCATCGTCCATTTATGCACCTGTATGTAGTTAATGGCGTTATTGCCATGTAGAAATATTAAGCTAACTTAACAATCAATACAACATTATTTTATAGGGACAAACCCTAAGTGTTGTATTTTTGTTGGGGTGCGGGTACTAACCGGAACAAGGAGTGGGAGGGACACGGCTTTCCCCGCAGTTAATTATAGGTTGTTTTTAATTTTGTAAAACAACAATAAACATTGAAAACATTGCCAAGCATCAGCCAAATCCTCCTCTGAATGTTCGATTAGTTTTACATTACCATCAGCAGTAAAAAACACATTGGCGCATCTGGCGGTCGGTTTGCCAAGACCAACACGGTAGGCTGCTAGTTGCATAATTTGTTCGTGGTACGGCACAACTTTGTCGAGCTTGTCTTTGCTCTTAAAGTCAATCACGATGTTCTCAGCAATTAAATCCACTTTGCCGCCAAAACCCTCGAAAGCAAACGAGCGTTCTGCTTCCCATCGTTGATCCTGCCCAAAGTGGATTTGGATTGCAGCATCCACTTGGTCAACATAACGAGGGTAATCGTCACGCTCACCGCTGTAGTACCGTTCCAACACACCGTGCATTTGTGTGCCACGATCCATAGCTTCACGGCCTGTAGACCTAGAATCGGACATAACCCGTTCTAACCAGTTTTCCTCCGTTTCGCCAGCAATGCGTGGCAAGGTCAGCGCAGCCAGTAAGACTTGTTGCTGCAACCAAGTGTTTAGACCAGGCTTGGCAACTATCCCCAAAACAGTGGTAACCGATGGCACAAGGTTGCGTTCTCGTGCGTCACGAACCGTTGTGTTGCGTTCTTTGCCGTTTTTGCCAATGATCCGGTAAGCAGGGCTACCGTCTACCGCATACCAATGGCCTGACTCTGAATCTGCTGATTTAATAATCATTTCCGTGCCTCCATCATTGCGTTTGCAACAACATAAGCATCTTCTGCCATTTGGCTTAATTCTCCACCTTGTGCAGCAAATCCAGTTAATGCCGCAGCAGCAAAGTAATCCCGCAGACTCATGCCCTGAGCCATTGAATCATCTTGTATCCAAGTCGGAAAAGCTGGAATCAATTTGTTTATATTCATTTGTTCACCTGTTTAGCTAATTTTTTAAGCATCTCAATGGCATCTTGTAGGTCTTGCATGGCACGAGGGTCTAGCACCATGCCCTCGTACCATTGCTGCAGCCGCCAAGATATTAGGATTGCTTCTTCAGTCTTGTTCATCAGAAAGGCACATCATCTGCAAGGTCAGCAAGGTCAACGACATTGCCTTCTTTGATTGCCCGATATGCGTCAGGTTTCTTTGGTGCTGGCGATTCTTCAGATTTGCCGCCAAGCATCTGCATTTGGTCAGCAACGACTTCCGTAGAAAATTGCTCTACACCGTCTTTGTTTTGCCATTTGCGAGTAGTCATTCTGCCAGCAATGTACACTTGCGAGCCTTTGCGTAGATAATCACCACAAACGCCAGCAAGTTTGCCAAACGCAACAATGCGAATCCACTCAACGGATTCTTTTTCTTTGGACTTCCATCCACAAGCAATTGAGAAGTTTGCAATGGCCTCACCAGAAGCGGCAAAGCGCACTTCTGGATCACGCCCAAGCCTGCCAATAAACTCACAACGATTTAGGTCATTTGCCATATTATTTTGCTCCCGCAAGTTGAACTTTGATCCCATCGTACATAGCTTTCAAGACTTCTTTCTGCGAATCAGGCGCAGATTTGTACCATTTGGCAAAACACGCTTTTAAAGCCTCTAAATCGGTCTGTGCCGCCATTTCGTCTACTGCGTAATCCATGTCTATCGTTACGGCTATTGGCGGCTTAGGCAGCGTTTTTACAGCGGCTTCACCATCATCGTCAGCCGAAGCAACGCAAAGCGCCGTTTGAATTGAGTACCGTTTTGCGTAACTTAACGCCGAGCCGAAGCCCTGACTGTCTTGTTTGCTTGCAGGTACAAACAATTTGCCAAACGACATTTCTTGACCTGATTCGTGAATCAACACGGTTTCAACACAAACACCGCCTTCTGCATCGTGTGTTTTTTGCACAATAGCCAATCCGTTTCCGGCAAGATGAGGTCTTATGGCATCTATGACGGAAGCAAGCGAACTGTACGAAGATTTAAAGTGGGGGTTTTTACTATCTTTTGCTGCGTGGTTCATAGCAGCCTGGGCGGAAACTAATGCTTTTGCTAATTCTTTCATTTTTGCACCTGTATGTAATCCTGACGGGTATGTCAGTAGCTAGATATTAAGGCATCTAAACAAATGTGTCAAATACAAAGTAATTATGTTAAGATTGCTTCATGAATACAACAGAAATCATACAAACTTTAGGCGGGACAACAAAGGTTGCCAAATTGTGCGGCGTAAGTGTGCCAGCTGTCAGCCAATGGAAAACCAACGGAATCCCTGTGGATAAGCTCGTTTTTATGGGTGGGGAACTGGAGCGTTTGTCTGATGGCAAGTGGACTCGACGCAACGCTTTCCCTGACAACTTTACAATTATTTGGCCTGAGTTGCGTAAAAAACAAAAATCGTAGATAATTTGCACATCCCTTGGTCGGGGAGATAAAGCAATAAGGCTTCACATGGATACTCAGTAGGTTATTGCACCTACCCGACCAGACCCCTTAAAAAAGGGTTGAGTATTCAGGTGAAGCCTTTTTTATGTTTAAACGGAACGCAGACCAAAGTTAGCTGCGGACAAAGTGGGACTCAGAACCCAGCCGAGTGTAGTACGTTGTGATCTGGAGGCTCTAACGACATACCAGCGGATCACGATAGCAAGCAGACTGGGGGATAGTGGATGGAATACTGCACAAATAGGCGGCGAAGTTAGCACCTATTCCACGAATGGCTGACGGGTTCTGTGGCTCCGGAAAGGATACAGATTAAGGCGAATCTAGGTAGGCTAGGTTCGTCCACCAGACAGGATCAACAGTAAAGGGAGTAGTGATGAATAAAGAGGAAGATGTTAAGTCGTTGCCTAGTAACTTAAAGGATTGGACTGAATTACATTTAATTGAAACTTTTAAATTGACCAAAAAATTAGATTTGCGTGAAATAATTGCTACAGAGTTGGCAAAAAGAATTAAAGACAGCAAAAAATAGTTTGCTTTTTTTTACTCACAGGATTAAGCTATCTTAAACAAGGAACATTATGAAAACATTGATCGAATGGTTAAGGGACAAGCTCAGGAAAGAGGATAGCAAAGAAAACGTTGAGCAGATTTGTGATTGTTGTGGACAAGTCTCAAGGCTTACAGACGGTTTGTGCGAATGGTGTGAACGATTTTACAAGGCAAATAAATGAACATTGACAAAGCGATTGAGATATTGCAATCAGGGCTAATTACGCAACAAGAGCAAACCGAACTAGCAAAGGTATTGCAAGCCAAGCGTGAGTGGGTTGGGCTGACTGATGATGAGCGAAACGAAATATACGAAACTCTTGATGCTTATGCTGATTTAGTTGCCATCGAAGCCAAACTACGGGAACGCAACACATGAGCTACATTGTTGCGTCATTACCGCCAATCAAATGCTTTGTGCGGCGTGAGTTTTTGTATAACTTTGAGAAAGGTTACGGCGAATACGAACCTGCTATTTGGGTAAGCCTAAAAGCTCTGCGTGGGCAAGTGTTCCGCATTGAAAGCCTGTTACCAGCTTACGGTGCGCTTTACGACAAGCTACCGATACACGCCTATGTCTGGCACACAAACTCGCCTGAAGCATTGCCCATTGACACGCTACAGCTCTGGGACTGCATGGGTTACAAGTTTACCGTCATTGAAAAGATAGGCTTGCGTAACCTTGGGGTTAAGTTTTTAGGTAAAGACAAGCAATGGCACTTTGGCACATACTTGTTTACCGTAGACTTTTGCGCTGACGGGCTAGAGGTTGACACCGGATTTACAGAGCAAGCTGAAGAACATAAATCGTTTAACTGGATACGCTTGGACAATGGGCAATTTGCTTGCCAACCTAATAACCGTTGCTTGTGGTATGACCAGTCGCTTATCCCTGCTGAGACAAAATTTCCTGACTTTCAAGCATCACGCCACATTTGGACAGTGGATGGATCACGCAAATGGTCAGCTGGTGACGATTGGTTTTACAACATTGAGGAGCGCACATGAAAAATGATGACGATGACACACAATCATATATTGGACAGCGGAAGTGGATTGATTTAACAGAGGATGAAATCATTGGACACACTTGTGAGTGTGTTGATGATGGAACTTTTGACATGAAATGCGCTATAACTTTTGCAAAATTTATCCAAGAAACTTTAAAAAGGTACAACACATGAGCTTTGATGAGTTCTGGGTCAAATACCCTCGCAAAGTCGCTAAAAAGACCGCTATGCAATCTTTTGCCAAGCTCCCGATGGATGAGCAGGAATTAGCATTGGACGCATTAGAGACGCATTGTGAGTATTGGAAGCTAAAAGAGACAGCAACAGATTACATTCCGCATCCGTCGACTTGGCTTAACCAAGGACGGTATTACGACGAACTGGATATGCAGCCTAAACAACCTAAAAAACCTGCGTTGCCTTGGTATTCGACAGAGCAAATGACGATGGACAAAGCGAGGGAGTTGGCGATGACACCAAGACCAGGCGAGGACATGGGACAGTTTAGGGCTAGGATTGCCCAGAAAGTAGCGGAGGCCGTGTGAAAGACCAACACGATGCAATTGATTACATTTACACAACAGCACCGCTGTACGGACAAGCAAAAGGACGGGTTGCAGAGCTAGAAACCTATAAATCTAGCTTAAAGTCAATTATGATGAAGCAATCAGGAGAATTAGCAATTGGGGCGCAAGAGCGAGAAGCCTACGCAAGCGATGAATATCAAAACCTATGCAAAGCCATAGGCGAAGCTACGGAAGCGGCTGAAACGCTGAAATGGCGGCTTGAATCGGCAAAGATGAGGTTTGAGGCCTGGCGCACGGAACAAGCTAGTAACCGACAGATTGAGAAGTTGACCAAATGAGAAAAAAGGACACCCAAGTTGGCGGCACACATTACCAAATTGCAATAGAACCTTGGGACTACATCATTGCTAATCAAATAGGGTATTTAGAAGGAAATGTAATTAAATATGTAACTAGGTACAAAAACAAAGGTGGCGTAGAAGATTTAAAGAAAGCGCAACATTACTTAAGTAAACTAATCGAAGTTCACTCAAAGGATTGACATGAAACTTAATTTTATTTCAGAGCAAGACGATGGCACTCAAATTTGCGTGACAACTGATGCAGAAGGTTTGTCAGCAATTTTTGAGGTGTTTAAAAACTTTCTTAAAGCAAACGGGTTTGACCCAGATATATTTGATTTTAACCAAGAGCAGTTAGACTTTGACGATGAGTAGTTGGCTCATTGTTGTGACTGGCTTAATCTACGGCTACATAGCTGTGGAGCAGGGCTTTAAGGGCAATATGGCTATGCTTGTCATTTACGGCGGCTATGCGTTTAGCAACATTGGTCTTTATTTGATGGCGGCAAAATGATTTACCTGTTAACGGCTTTTGTGTTGGCGCATTTAGAGGCGGGTTATGGCTGGTGGATACTGTTTGTTGTTTGTATGGTGCTTGATTTTGTTCGCAGCTTGCCTTGAATAAAAAAAAGCTGTACGACAAAATAGCCCAGCTAGGGTGTTCTTTGTGTCGGCATCTTGAATATGGCGAAACACCGTGCGAGATTCACCATATACGCCACGCAGGGCGCAGGGATTTAGCACCAGTTATAGGACTTTGCCCAGAACACCACAGAGGCAACACGGGCGTTCACGGCATGGGTCGCAAAGCATTTGCCAAGCATTACGGCGTGACTGAAGAAGATTTATTGAGCCAAACTATAACTCTAACGGGTCAAAACCAAGCTCAATAGCAATACGGCGAGCGTAATTCCTAAACACTTGATCGTGTTTGTTCCAACCCTTAGTTTTGCCTCGTTTCATGTGGATCATCTCATGCGCCATTGTTCGGATGACGGTTTCAAGATGGGCGTTTTTGGCTTTAGAGATGGTTACAATGTGTTTTTCTTGTAAATCATCGTAGACATAAGTACCCATTGCATCCAGTTCGTTTGTGACTTGAAACAGTATTTCTTCTGGCGGCGGCATTTTCCAAGCGCAAAAGGGCTTGAGTTTAGCTAACATCAAGTAAATTGCTTGTAACCTGCCAGCAGTCAATTTCATCGTTACACCTTAATAATTTTTCCACGGAATACGACTTCATCTTCGCCAAAGACTTGTACAAGTTCTGGCATAAGCAACTGCCCACGATCAAAGGTCAGCACGGCAAAGCCGCTACGCCAATCTTTAGGGTTGTCCTCGGTATAGTCAGCAAACTGCATATTGTTAGGTTCGGCAAGAGTGCCTGTCTGCACACCCCAAATTGTGCCGTTGTAATTGGTAATGGGTTGAACTGCTAAGACATGGGTGTGGCCTGTAATAATGTTTACACCAGAATTCAAGGCATTGGCATAGCCTGCCGTGCGTCCACCCTTGTAGCGGTGCTTGATAACCGTATCCTCGTTGACCCAATATGACCAACAAGGCTGCCAGCGTGGGAAATGATCTTTAAGGGTAAACCCTTTGACGCCTTCAAACTGTGAAGAGCTGTTGGCGAGGATCGTTTCGAACCGTGCATCGTGGTTGCCAAGCGTCCAGATTAAGGGACATTTTGCAATGTCCTCAATTTCACCTAGATAGAATTGACAGGCTTCAAGTTCTTGCTTGACCGTGGGTTTAGAATCCCAGCCAATGCGAGGGAAGCGGCTAATTGCGCCTCCGTCAAAGGCATCCCCGTTGTTGACAATGACTTTTGGTTTGAGTTCTTTAATAAAGTGAATCAACGCACGAAATGCGGTGGTTGTATCATCAGGCCAGAAGTGTGCGTCTGAGAATACGATTACTACGCCCTTCTCAAGTGTAATGCCACGCCTTACGTGTCCCGGTGTTTGGTGTATTTTCTTTACAGTTGAATGGGTAAGCCCCCCATTGCCTTGCGGATTACTAGTTGGCAATTCAATCCTGTGCTTAAATTCAATTGTCCTGCGCCGATTGTAAGTATTGCGTAGACTTAATTTGAGATGTTCTGAAACTTTAATTGGTGATCCTAACTCGTTCCAAACTTTGATAAACTCATCGTCGGTAATGTAATAGGACATAGGTTTGCCTTATGAGAGCGAAGCGAGTTGACTGCAATCAAAAAAATATCGTCCACGCACTACGAACATTTGGTGCAGTTGTCGTGGATTTGTCTGGCGTAGGCAAAGGTTGCCCTGATCTGTTGGTAGGTTTTAACAGTAAGACCTATCTTATAGAAGTAAAAAAAGACAGTAAAGCAAAATTTACGCCCCAACAATTACAGTTTAATGAATTGTGGACAGGCGGCATCATTGCCCGTATAGAAACTATTGACGAAGCTCTTGCGCTCTTAAAGGTTTGATTTATAATAAAGAAAATCGAGGCTATTATGGATTATCCTGCCGTTTTCGTGTCTACCTTGTTCCATAGCGGGACAAATGCACACTTTATGCACCTGCAAACAGACAGCTATGCTAAACACGTTGCGCTGGGTGAATACTATGACACGATAATTGATTTAGTCGATAAGTGGGCAGAGGCTTATCAAGGGGCACACTCAATCATTAAGAGTTACCCCAAAGATTTCCATTTAGCCACCGATCCAGTCAAATACATCACATCTGTTAAAGCGTTCGTCAAAGACATTCGGGACGAGCTGCCCAAAGACTCAGAGTTACAGAACATTGTGGACGAGATTGCAGACCTGATTGACTCAACCTTATACAAGTTAAAGGCCTTCAAATGAAAGCTGGACTATACGCAAATATCTTAGCAAAGCAAGAACGAATCAAGGCGGGATCAGGCGAGACGATGCGAAAGCCCGGCTCACCAGGCGCACCTACGGCTAAAGATTTCAAAGAATCAGCCAAGACAGCTAAAGACGCAAAGAAATGACAGCGGCGTGGACTCGCAAAGAGGGCAAAAACCCTGAAGGCGGTCTAAATGCCAAGGGTAGAGCGAGTGCTAAAGCTGAAGGCATGAACCTCAAGCCACCAGTTAAATCAGGTGACAACCCAAGACGAGCCAGTTTCCTCGCAAGAATGGGTAATATGCCAGGGCCAATGGAAAAAGACGGAAAGCCCACTAGGTTAGCCTTAGCATTAAAAGCATGGGGCGCATCAAGCAAAGAAGATGCAAAGTCAAAAGCTAAGAACATTAGCAAACGCAATAAATGAGCTAAACTATCTCATAGACTTAAACTATCACAATTGGATAAGTTAATGACGCAAGCTAAAAAACAATTAACAAATATTAAAGGTGCAGGCAGACCCAAGGGAGTGCCTAACAAAAGCACTACGAAGGCTCGTGAGGCGATTGCAGCGTTCGTTGATGGTAATGCCCACCTTTTGCAAACATGGCTTGAGCAGGTCGCTATGGACGAGCGATACGGGCCAAAGACAGCGTTTGATTGTTTTATGGCTGTCGCTGAGTACCACGTTCCCAAATTAGCGAGACAAGAACACGTTGGGGCTGACAATGGCCCGATTGAGATGGTGGTCAAGTGGCAAGACGGGAAGTAACGCTACCTTACAGTCCACGGGGGGCGTTTAAGCCGTTTCACAACCGCACAGAGCGTTGGGCTTGCTTAGTCGCACACCGTCGAGCAGGAAAGACTGTCGCAGCAATCAACGACATTATCAGGGCTGCTTTGATGTGCAAAAGCCCAAATCCCCTATTTGCTTACATTGCTCCGTTTCGCAGCCAAGCTAAGTCCGTGGCGTGGGACTACCTTAAACACTTTGCTAGACCAGTCCTCGCGTCAAGCAATGAGGCTGAATTGACCATTGAGCTAGTAACTGGCGGCAAGATACGCTTGTTTGGTGCTGACAACGCTGATGCAATGCGAGGCTTGGGCTTTGATGGTGTGTTTATGGACGAGTATGGTGACTTTAGACCTAGCGTCTGGGGTAACGTCATTCGTCCTACATTGTCAGACAAGCAAGGGTGGGCAGTGTTCGCAGGTACGCCGAAGGGAAAGAATCAGTTTTGGCAGATATTTGAAACAGCCCAGAAAACACCTAGCGAGTGGTTTCATCTTGTCCTAAAGGCTAGTGAGTCTGGATTGCTGCCTGACACAGAGCTACAAGCGGCTGCGGCACAGATTAGCGATGACCAATTCCTACAAGAATACGAGTGTTCGTTCGAGGCGGCTATCCTTGGTGCGTTCTACGGCGAGGACTTACGCAAAGTTACAGATGCGGGACAGGTTTGCAGAGTTGACTACGATCCGCACCTACCTACCTACACAGCTTGGGACTTAGGATACAGGGACGATACGGCTATTTGGTGGTATCAGGTCGTGCGTAACGAAATCCACATCATTGATTATTTTGCAATAAGTGGTGCAAATGTCGCAGAAATCGCTAAAATAGTGACAGAAAAGCCGTATAAATACGCAAAACATTACCTACCGCACGATGCAAGGGCTAAAACACTAGCAGCAGCGGGTAAGTCAGTTATTGAGCAATTGAGTGAGTATCTAGGCATCAACAACATGGCTATCGTGCCTGACTTGTCGGTGCAAGATGGAATTCAGGCGGTGCGTCAAATGCTGCCGATGTGTTGGTTTGATAGCGAACGGACACACGATGGTTTAGAGGCACTAAGGCAATATCAGCGGGAGTATGACGAGGACAAGAAAGCGTTTAGGCAAACACCACGGCACGATTGGACAAGCCACCCAGCAGATGCTTTTAGAATGTTAGCGATTGCATGGAGGCTAGAGCCAAAGGTTAAGCCACCAGATGTTGTCAAGCCGCTAATGGTTGGGCCAGAGAACACAGTTACATTGAACGATATGTGGGCAACCCACACAACACCACGGAGTAGAAGATTATGAGCGGTATACAGCACCCTTACGAGTATCAATACGAACACGTTGCAGCAAGTCAAACAGCACACGTTTTAGGTGGCACAGGTGCGGCAGGCGATTATTTGCATAGATTGATTTGCACCGTGTCCACAGCTGCAACAGGTAACGTAATTTTGCTAGATGGTGCGACTTCTCATACGTTATTGCCAGTATCAGCAGGTACAGGCGTTAACGTCTACAACATTGAAGTCAACGCTATCTCTCGCAATGGCTCGTGGAAAATCACGACAGGCGCAGGCGTGGAAGTCTTAGCCATTGGCATATTTAGCGCATGATCGTAGCAAGCGTATTGCGTTCGGGTGGGGATTTTAAGCCTGAACACGTTTATGCGCTGCAAAAGATGTGTGCTAAGTATCTGCCACCGCATGAGTTTGTGTGTTTGTCAGATGTTGAGCTAGAGTGCAAAACCATCTTTTTGCTGCATGATTGGGTTGGTTGGTGGGCAAAGATGGAGTTGTTTAGGCTACCGAGTGCGTTGTATTTTGATCTCGATACGGTGCTGACTGGTGACTGCACAGAAATGATTGAAGCGGCAAAGCAGCACGATTTTGTGATTATGCGTGATGTTTATCGGGGTCAATACAACCCGAAAGCGATGCAAAGTAGCATGATGTACTGGTCAAAGCCTGTCAATTTGTACGACAAGTTTGCAGAATTACAGATGTACGCAGCGGGTGGCGATCAAAGTTATATTGAACACCACATGAAAGACAAAGTAACGTACTGGCAAGATATTTGTGATGGGATTGTGAGCTTTAAGGCTGATGTGCTACCCAAAGGGTTAGACAATGCCAAAGTGGTGATATTCCACGGCAAACCTAGACCGTGGGAACAGACAAGGATACCGTATGAAATTGGTTAACGGGTGGCACGTTCCAGACATTGATGAGTGTTGTTTGCCAGCGATATTGTCTGAATTGCCGGATTTAAAGGCAAGCTACGCTTTTATGACCAAGTTTCGCACTGTTATTCAGGCAGGCGGCAATGTTGGCGTGTATCCCGCAACGATGGCAGAGCAATTTGAGCGTGTCATCACAGTCGAGCCTGATACAGCTAATTTTCAAGCATTGGTATTAAATGTTGCTGACATCAAAAACATTGATTTCGCCCAAGCCGCATTTGGGGACAAAGAAGGCACAGCGTCTGTTGACCATGTGTACCCTGACAACATAGGGGCGCATCAGCTAAAAGCGGGTAACGATGTGCGAGTCATACCAATTGATTTCTTTGAAGTCCATGACTGCGATTTCATCCAGTTGGACATTGAAGGCTATGAGCATTTAGCATTGCTAGGTGCTGAACAAACCATTAAAAAGACTTATCCGGTAATTACGCTTGAGCTAAAGGGCTTAGGCACTCGATACGGATACAGCGACGAGGACACAATCGAATTGCTTGCCAGTTGGGACTATGAGATTGTCGGACGGGTCAACCGTGACGTAATTTTTGCGAGATATTGAAATGGAAGCATTGACGGGTGTTCAGAAGTGGCTAAACACGATCAGCCAATACGATAACGAGTTCAAGAAATGGGAAGCTCGTTCGCAAAAGATTGTAAAACGGTATCGTGACGATAACCGCAATCAAAACACGAACGAAACGGCTAAATTCAACATTCTGTGGTCTAACGTACAGACGCTGATTCCTGCCGTGTACGCCAGGCTACCCAAAGCTGATGTATCTCGACGCTTTGGGGACAATGATCCAGTTGCCCGTGTTGCCTCGCAATTGATTGAACGTGCGCTTGACTTTGAAATTGAGCATTACAGCGATTTCAGATCAACGATGAGACACGCAGTCGAGGACAGGTTCTTGGGTGGGCGTGGCGTGGCTTGGGTTAGGTACGAGCCGCACGTTCGGGCGCAAGACATTCCTGAAGATGGTTTGCAAGTAACTGAAGATGTGGACGAGGTTGACCGCACAAGTGAGCAAGCGCAGAACACAATGACGCTTGACGGTGCTATGGGCGAAGAACCTCAAGAAGAAATCGAGTACGAGTGTGCGCCTACCGATTATGTGCATTGGAAGGACTTTGGACACTCAGTAGCTCGAACATGGGAAGAAGTCACTGCCGTTTGGCGTTGGGTCTACATGACTAAAGAAAGCCTTGTTGAGCGGTTTGGCGAGGAAATGGCGAAAACAATCCCATTGGATGCAGGGCCAGAGACAAACAAGCAATATTCCACCCAATCTAAGGATTTCACACGGGCTAAGATATGCGAGATGTGGGATAAGGAAAGCGGCAAAGTCTACTGGATTAGCAAGAGCTGCCCAAACATTCTTGACGAGCGTGACGATCCGTTAGAGCTTGAGAATTTCTTTCCATGCGCCAAGCCTTTGTACGCCACAATGACAAGTGATACGCTTGTGCCGATCCCTGACTTCGTGCTGTATCAGGATCAAGCCAATGCGCTAGACATTTTGACAGACCGTATTGATGGGATGGTGAAAGCCTTGCGGGTGCGTGGGGTCTATGACGCATCACAACCCACCTTACAGCGTCTTTTGACCGAAGGTGATAACAATACCCTCATCCCTGTAGATAAGTGGATGGCGTTCTCAGAAAAGGGTGGTCTGAAAGGGTCAATTGATTTGTTGCCGATTGACACGTTAGCAAACGCATTGCTGCAATGCTATCGGGCGCAAGATGAGATCAAGCAAACCATTTATGAAATCACAGGCATTAGCGACATCGTTCGAGGCCAAGGCGCAGCAAGTGAAACCGCCACGGCACAACAGATTAAAGGTCAGTATGCAGGATTGCGGTTGCGTTCAATGCAGGAAGATGTTGCCTTGTTTGCGAGTGAGCTATTTCAGCTAAAAGCACAGGTTATTTGCACCAAGTTCCAACCGTCTACGATCCTCCAGTACGCAGCTGCCCAGGCAATGAACCCTGCCGATCAAGCGTTGATCCCGCAAGCGTTAATGCTGTTGAAAGACAAGCCTTTGCGTTCATTCCGAATTCAGGTTGATTCCGATAGCCTAGTGCAAATTGACGAGCAACAGAATAAGCGTGATCGGGTTGAGTTCCTGCAAGCAATGGGTGGGTTCTTAAATCAAGCACTCCCAATGGGTCAGCAAGCACCTCAGTTAGTGCCAATGCTTGTGGAATTGCTCAAGTTTGGCGTAGGTGCATATAAGAAAGCCGAGCCAATTGAGGGTGCAATAGATCAAGCAATGGAACAAATGAAACAACAACAGCAGCAAATGGCGGCAAATCCCACGCCACCGCCCCCAGACCCAGAGATGCTGAAGTTGCAAGGACAGCAGCAGATTGAGCAGATGAAAATGCAAGCGACAGCGCAAGCCGAACAGTTGCGGGTACAGGCTGATGCACAAAACGCTCAGACTCAAGCTCAGTTTGATATGCAAGTTGAGCAAATGAAGCTACAAGCTGAGTCGCAATTAGAGGCTCAGAAGCAACAATTTGAGATGGCATTGGCTAACCAAGAATTGCAAGTAAAAGAGCGTCAAGAGCGGTACAAAAGCGAACTGGATGCTGCAACAAAGATTACAATAGCCTTGCTTTCTGCTGATCCTAACAAATCGGTAGAAGAAGCAAATGCCCAAGCTACGCAATTAACCAGTCAAATTAGCGAGAATATCAACGCTGCAATGGCACAAATGGCTCAATCTAGCGAGAATATGGCGGCTATGCACGGTCAGACTTTGGCTCAATTAGGTAATGTCGTGCAGTCCTTGGGTGCGCCAAAACGAATCATTAGGGGCGCTGACGGGCGAGTTGCGGGTGTTGAGGCGGCTATTTAATGGCAACCATTGACGTAACAACCTCACGAAACCTCACAGCGGTTACATACGCTCAGGACGATATTATCAACGTCCTTGATGGCGTGACGCTCACCATTAACTCTCAATGGTCAATCAGACCAAGGTTAATTCAAGCACTTGGTACAGGGCGCATTGAGGTCAGCAACGCAAGCACTACAACGCCGCATCTGCAAGAGTTCTATATGCAGAATGGTTTAAGCTCTGCTGCTTTAAATAATGGTGGTTTTACTGTCCAACAAAACGGTGTTCTACAAGTCAGGGGTGACTGGATTACGGTTGGCACTTCCACAGGCACAAACAACCAAGTTCTGTTTAGCGCAAACAGTATTGGTGGTGTAGCGATTGACTACCCGACAATGATTCAAGTCGAAACCGGAAACGCTACAAACGTCTGGGAAGTATGGCAAGCAATACCAGAAGATGTGACGGGCGGCACAGTCAACACTTATGCTTTTAATGCACCAAACGCTACTACAGGTACGGTAGCGGTCACGGCTGGCGGTGTAGTCACAGGGATCGGTACAAACTTTGTTAGTACAAACATTGGTTTGCCTTTTAAGCTGCCAAGCATTGCCCGTGACTTTGTTATTAGTGCTGTTGCTTCCACTACCTCTGCGACCATTCAAGAACTAGACGGCACAACCTATACGGGCGGTGTAATAGCGGCAGGCGCAACCTACATTATTCGTTCAGGTTCTTTAATCAATCAGATTCAGGTTGGCGCAAGCGAAGTTGGTAAAGTGTTGTTTTTTAACCCCTTGACCACAGCGGTCAGAATGGGCGATGGAACGAACGGAACAAAAATACCTACAGGCGCAAGGGTGCGAGTACCCAACATTCACTTTAACTCTGCCCTGCAATCAACAACACTTGCTACGGCAATTACGTCTACAGCGGCACAGGCTTTTACATTAGCCACAGCAATTGGGCCAACAACTAACGGCGCTATCAACGTCAACCAAGCAATTGGTTCTTTTCTGTTGGTTAACAGTACAACGATTGAGCGTATCCACTATTTGACCCGTGCGGGTGCGGTAGTTAGCGCAACCTCACAATTGCGGGGTCAGTACGGCACAACGGCTCAAGCTAGTTTTCCAATCGGCACTACAGTTTATTGGATTCCATCGCCTAATACCACAATCAATAACGCTGGCTTTAGCTGTAACCCTAGCGGCACGATTGACATAGAAACTTGCAGTACAGGGATGCGATTTAGAAATGAATTTAACAACTACGCTGATTTAACGCTTAAAGACTTTGGTTGTTTTGTAACAAACGTTACTAGCTCTGCCGGAACGTATGAGTTAGATACCTTGAGCATTTTAGGTTCTAACTGGCAAGCCCCTACAGCAGTCTCCGCAACAGTTCAATTTAACTCCATGCTTGGTAGCGGTAGTATTTCAAGTATTCATGCTAATGCTAACTATTGTGGCAACACCAGCGCAACAACTTATAACTGCATTAACATCCAGAACGCTCAAGTAATCAGTAATTTACGCTCTAGGCAATGGGGTCGAAATGGGGCGGCGGGTTCAACCGCATTTAAAAGCTTTAACTTTACGACTGTTAAATGTGCCACTCCTGTTGATGGTATTTATCTGGCTGGCGGTGGTTTTGTTATATCAGCGACTACCAACATTGATATAAAGAACATTTTTATTGCATCTTTGCCTAACGGCAATAGCACTAGCTCTACTGACAGCTATACATTTCCAGTAATACAAAACACAGTCAACAGCACGTTTCGAGGCTTACAAGTCTGGGGTGGCGGTATTGTTTCAAGAGGTCCTTTAATTAACATTGACTCATCGTGCGAAAGCGTTGTTTGTCATAACAAGGGATATTCAGCGATTGCAGGTTCATTACAAACAACTGGTATTGTTCAAGATGCTGGATTAAACAGCATCATTGCATTTATATCTGTTACAAACCCTCGTATAGTTGCCGCTGCTCAAAGCTATTTGTTTGGTACATCTGTTTCCAATAGCGGTGGTTTATTTCGTATGTTGTTAATTGATTCAATTACAAGCACAGCGGCTGGTACTGGAGGAGCGGCAAAAAGCGGCGTAGAAATGGATATGGTTGCTGGACCGCATCGTTTGTTCCAGACGGTTGCAACAGCCGCAATTATTCCAAACTTGGTCGATGTGCAGCCTATTATTGTTATGTCAAACACAGCCAAAAGTGTTGGCTCGGTTTATGTTGGGGCTTTTTCAGCGCAAAGCTCTTTTGATATGTACACCTTTGGTGGCGGTACTTTTCAAGATAACCTTGGTCGTATCTACTATCCTGCAATTGACGATTCAGTCATCGTCAAGTCGGTGTTTGCGTTAAAAGGCATCACAAACTTCACAGGCACAGCGTTTGACTTTAACTACAACTTAGGCTCTGGCACTAACCCAATTCCTGCTGGCACGACTGTCGAATTTAGAATGACCAATTGGGGTACTGCTAACACTGGCGCATGGACAGCGTTTACTAATAACGCAAGCCTTGAAACGGCAAGGGCTGCGCTGACAGGATACAGCTCGTCGGTTGGTTTGGACTTGCAATTCCGCATTACTGGCACGACTGCGGTGGCTGGTCGCTACTTGATGAGTCTTAAACTGCCTGTCACGATTGATGCGGCTTATGACCCTGCCGTATACAGAACAGAGATTGGCTTTACTGGCGCACAAGTTAGTACGCTGATTGCAGGTTATCTGAACGCAGACCCAAATAATCCGTCACTGCAAGCAAGCCTGACGCTAACAGGAAGCAGCGGCTCTGTGCCAATGCCGTACAACTACGATGCTATTCCCGTCCCCTACAGGCTTGTGGCTCGGTTGCCCGGCTGGACGTTTACTAGCCTGACCGGAACATACACCAAGACGGAAATTAGCATCCCAATCACGCAAAACCAAGTGCTTGATGTCAACGGCAATCCTCTGTATGTATCGGGCGTGACAGGCGTAACTGTTGACCACATTGCTCAGACCATTACTGTCAGCGCCAGTCGTAGCGCAGTGCAGATTTGGTCTGCGGTGCAGGACAATATTTCTTTGCTTGCAAACTTAACCGTAGCTGACCCATTCACAACAAACAACGGCACAGTTTTTGATAGCAGCTACACGCTGATTGTCACGGGCGGCATTACAGCGGGCAACATTGATTCAAACGTAACCCTGAGCGGCACACTTTCAAGTGGTGTGGTGATTGTTGGTAACGTAGCGCAAGCCACGCCAACCAATTTAACGGGTGTGTCCATTGGTGGCAACCTCACTTACAACACAGCCTCGTCACCCACAATCACCTTAACCAATACCACCATCACAGGCACGGTCAGCAACGCTGGTGCAGGTACAGTCACAATCAGTACAGATAACAGCACAATCGGCACAGTCGGCACTCGCATCGTCACCCGTCCGGTTACTGCCCTGACACTCAACGGCTTGACCGCAGGTTCGCAGGTTTATGTTGAAAATGGTTCAGGTACGCAAGTGGCGTATGTTGCATCGTCAGGCACAAGTTACACGCTTAACACCACAGGTCAGACTGGCGCTTGGGTTTGGAAAGTGGCTCGTTATGGCTTTACAGCACAATACGGTGGTCACAGCCCCGCTGTGGCAAGTACAACGGTTACGGTTATCTTATCCGCAGACGTATTCATTACGCAGCCTGTGAAGGCTACAGTAGCAGCGTATGAGTTCCTGCCTAACATGGACACGCTGTACGACTATGCTGCGTACTACGAAACGCTAGAAGAAGGCATACCTTACGCCAGAATTATTGTTAAGGCGGGAACAAACGCTTCTGCTGGCGCATATCCGGTCACGCTCAACGATACGGGCGATGTATGGATTTTTGATGGCTCGTCGCTCTCAATTTGGTGTGGCGATAGGCTGAGTCCTGGTACGACAATTACAGGCCCATTGTTTAGCTCAAGCCCTGTAACAATACTGCCGTCTAACTTTGTTAATACAGCTATTACAGCGAATGTCATACAGCCTATTCCATTAGACTTGTCTGGTATGACTATCACGGGCAACTTGACTTATGACGATAGCGCACCACTCGCCTATACCGTAACGATTACTGACAGCACGATTTCAGGCACGATTAGTAACGCTGGAACGGCGGAAGTTAAAGTCATTAAAGCGGGTACTAGCCCATTCTTTACTGCTGGCGCAAGGGTAACTGTCGTGGCTATCGTGACTATTACAACCCCTAATAACTTAGCCCTATCTACCTACATCCTTAAAAACGCAGGCATTGACCTTGGTTGGGTCGTACAAAATACGGCTAGAAGTTTAGAGATTCAAGCGGGGGATACGTTTTCGGTCTATGCCGTAGCATACGGCTATCAGCGGACATTGTTCTACCCCACAGCCTCAAACTTCAACTCGTTTAGCGTATCGTTACTCCCAGAAACCAATGTTGATACATCGTTAAACACTGTAACTAGAGATTTCATTGCGACACAGATAAGCACAGCTCTTGTCGGCCCAGCACTTGCGGTATCGGTTTTGTCAGACTTGCGTGCTTATTCGCCAGCAGACGTTCTGAACGGGTTGCAGTATTACAGCGTGGTCTATGGTGAATTGCCAGCGTACATCTCGGTTCTAACGGGAACAACGGAAGGGTTTACTATCATCTCAGGCGGCGTTTATATATCGTCTCCTTCTTTCTACGCCCAAGTGAATAACTCAGTCACTACTACGACAAACTTAGGTATTCTCATTCCGTTGTATTTTGACGTAGACCCAGCGGTGTATATTGCAGACCCAACTTATACCCCGACCAAGAAGAACACTTCTGGCATTGTTTTGCAGACTGCACCTTGGACACAGCAAACAGCGACAATTAGCCAAACAGACAAAGAAGACATTGCAGACGAAAGCGCAACTGCTACGTTAATTGCAATGAACGCAACGCCACCAGATGTAAACATTGCTAAGATTAACGGGTATGTTGTTGATGGCGTTGGCTCAGACACAAATCCGTGGGGGCCTGCGTAAATGGCTTCGGCTTGGGGTCTATCGTTTGGCAACGCATGGGGGTTTTCATTTGGTAAAACCGTCATTTTTGACGTTGATACCCACGATGGCGGCGATAAAAAACGCAAATTTGTTAATGAGGCAAACAAAAAACGCAAACAACGGGCAGAAATAGTACGTTTGTTTGAACAACTGGTGGAAGGTAAACCAGAAGTTGCAAGGCAAATTGTTGCGCCAATTGTACAAAATGCGTCAATTGTTGAATTAAAATCAATTAACTTTGACCAATTACTTGCTGATTTATCAAGGGTTGAGTCAATTTATGCGGCATGGATTGAGATGGATGACGAGGAGGTTTTAAGCCTGCTATGAGGAAAACATACGTTTACGTTAATGGCAAGTTGGTTGAAAAAGGCTCAAACGAGCATTATGAGAACCTTGGCCCAATGGTCATGCCTGACATACAGCCATACAAATCTATGATTGACGGGTCAATGATTACAAGCCGTTCTGTGCATCGTGACCATCTGCGACAGCATGGTTGTATTGAGGTTGGCAACGAAAAAATGGAAAGCAAGCCGCCGCCATTAAAAGACACTAGACGGGAAGTCATGCGCCAACAATTGGCAAACATGACGCATAAACAAGCAAATCAAGTTCTTTCACAACTTCGCCGTAAATTTACCTAAAGGGGTATAAATTGGAAAATACTGAACAACCGGATCGTCGGGAATTACTGTCACAGCAGTTCGACGAAGTTCAGAATGAAGCACCAGTCGAGGCAGTAAAGCCGCAAGTAGAGCCTGAGCCAGAGCCTGCGCCAGAGCCGCCCGTTTGGGAAAGACCGCCCGCATCGTGGAAAAAGGATTACCACGAAGCCTGGACAACGGCTGACCCAAAGCTCAAGGAATACGCTTGGAAGCGTGAAGAAGAAATGAGGGCGGGGGTTGAACCTTTGCTGTCAAAAGCTCAATTTGCCGACCAAATGCAGCAAGCCCTTGAGCCGTACATGAATAATATCCGTGGATTGGGCATTGAAGCACCACAAGCGGTCAAAGCCTTGATGGAAGCTGACAATGTTCTGCGCCACGGAACACCACAACAAAAACAAGCCTATTTTGCCCAATTAGCCCAACAATACGGTATCAATATGGGCGATGTGCAGGTGCAACCTACTGATCCCAACTTTTACGCCATTCAAAATGAGCTTGCACAAGTTCGTGGCGAGGTGTTAAATTGGAAGCAACAGCAGGAAGCAGCACAAAATCAAGCGCTTTTGCAAGAAATTAACCAATTTCAAACAAAAGCAGAGTATTTTGAGGAAGCTCGTCCAACAATGATCCAGTTGCTCAACAGCGGCGTGGCTCAAGACTTAGATGATGCTTACCAAAAAGCAATACGCCTAGATAACGACTTGTTTACAAAGCACCAGCAAGCCTCACAGGGCGCAGCAGATGCAGCAAAACGAGAAGCATCGAACAAAGCAGCGAAAGCGGCTCGGGCGGCAGCGGTCAGCGTTAAAAGTTCCACACCAGGAGCAGCAACGAGTACCAAAGCGCAAGATAGGCGTTCGTTACTCATGGAACAGTTTGACAACATGAACGAGCGTTTTTGATAACCTAATCGGAGATTACTATGGCATTTGCCAATAGCTCGATCAGCGACATCATTGCGACTAACATTCAAAGCCGCACGGGTGAACTTGCTGACAACGTAACAAACAACAACGCTTTATTGCGCCGCCTCAAAGAGCGTGGCAACGTAAAGACTTTCTCTGGCGGTAACGTGATTTTGCAAGAAATCATGTATAACGACAGCGCAACCGACAACACCAACTCGTACTCTGGCTACGAAGTGCTAAACGTGTCGCAGAACTCGCCAATTTCGGCGGCTCAGTTCTCGATTACTCAGTACGCAGCAGCTGTGTCGATTTCTGGTCTGGAAATGATCCAAAACAGCGGCAAAGAAGCAATCATCGACTTGCTCGATGGTCGTATGTCTGTTGCTGAAGCTCAGTTGGCTAACCGACTGTCGGGTGACATTTACCTTGACGGTACTGGCAACAGCGGCAAGAATATCACAGGCCTTGGCGCTGCTGTTCCTGACGCACCTAGCACCGGAACATACGGCGGCATTAACCGTGCATCGTTCTCGTTTTGGCGTTCGCAGAAATTTTCAGGCGTAACTGATGGCGGCTCTGCTGTTTCGGCATCGAACATTCAAGCATACATGGATGCTCTAGCTGTTCAGTTGATTCGTGGAACAGACAAACCTGATTTGATCGTTTGCGACAACAACTATTACAAGCTGTATTTGCAATCGTTGCAGTCGATCCAGCGCATCACAGATGGCGGCAATTCGTCAGCTGGTGCAGGCTTTGCATCGTTGAAATACTACGGCGCAGGTATGGCATCTGATGTGGTTCTAGACGGTGGTATCGGTAACGATGCAACTGCCAACCATATGTGGTTCTTGAACACCAAATACATGATGTTCCGTCCACACGCTGATCGTAACTTCGTGCCAATCGGCGGCGAGCGTCAAGCAGTCAACCAAGACGCTATCGTCAAGTTGATTGGATTTGCCGGGAACCTCACTTCTTCAGGCCCGCAATTCTGCGGCGTTCTGATCGCTTAAAGGAAACCATCATGGCATATACATTCAACGAACCACGTTTGGGACTTCAGCAAATTGCAGAAGTTAACGAGACAGTAGTTACGGCTGGCGGTACAACTATCGTTGCGCCACCAGCAGTTTTGGGCAGCATTGTTCGTGCATTTGATCCAACTTTTGGCGAGGGTGAGTTCATCCTGTTGCTAGGCGTGGCATCAACTGTTGTTGGCTCGGTTGTGCGTTACAACGCAACAACTTATCAAACAACTTTGGTTGTCAACACCGCTGTTCAAGACGTACCTGTCGCAGTCGCTATGTCGGCTTGCACAGCTGGTCTTTACGGTTGGTATCAAATTTCTGGTAATGCAGTCATCAAGAAAACAGCTGTGACCGTTGCACCTAACGTCACTTTGTTCTTGTCGGCTACAGCTGGTCGTGTCAAAGTCTTGGCAAGTGCTGGTCTGCAAGTTGTTGCTGCTCGTTCGGCAAACTTGACTACCGTTACTTCTACGA